CCTTTTGCAATATATTTTAACATTTCCATCTTCTTCTAGCCTGTCTTAGTCTAGAATTAGGATCTTTAGCGGCTTTTGGAAACTTCTTCATCTGTCCTGCACTACGTGCACAGAATGACTTACGTCTCTTCGCGGCCTTTGATCCGGGTTTCACTTTACCTGTTACAGCAGTCTTGAGCTTTGAGCCGGGTTATCACGACGATATTTAGCAACACCGGCCTTTGTCATACCTGCACCTGCCTTAGTAGGTCTAAAGTATTTCTTTGTCTTTGGCGGTTGTTTATCTCTTTTTCTTGCCATGTTGTTTCCTAATTGCTTCTTTACCTCGTTTAGCTATTGCCGCTTGTTGTGGTTTACCAGCAACTTTAGCTCTCTGTTCTACCACCGTCAAGATTTGTATCTTTCTTGCGAAGGGCTTATTAATCTTTTTAACCTTTGCCACCGTTCTCCTAGCGTCAGCAGGAGTAGCAAACTTGATAGGCACAGTATCACGCGGATTCTCATCAGTATAGAGTCGCCTGCCACTACCTTTTGGTTTTTTTCCTGTTCCCTTTAGTGGATCTTTTCTTTTTTTCGACACCCTTAATTACTCCTTTGTTTTTAGAAGCGTAGAAGACAGCCTTGGCATCTTTGCCATAAGTCTTCTTCATAGACTTCATAATCTTTTTACCCTTTTCGTTTAGTGGCACTTTTCTTCCTCTTTGCAAATGTTCTCACATTAGTTGGCTTACCACCAACGCCCTGTGCTTTTGATCGTTTTCTCGATACAGCAGATCGTCTTTGACTTTCAGTCATTCTCATAGCTTTAGCTCGTGGCACACACTTAGGGTATTTTCTTTTGGCATCTTTCTTTTGTTTTGACCTACCACACTTGGCAAAGCCTCCACCTTTTTTCTTAGAACCAATATCAACCCAGTCCTGCTTAAACCATTTTGCTAAACCTTTATGACCAGACACTACGCTACTGCTCTTCTTTGTTTTGGTCTTTTTGTTTTTTTACGCTTGCTTGCCATAACTGCACCGCAAC